ACAACGCGCTTCATCTAAACATCTCCTTCTTGACAATTTGGGTCGCTGAACAACATCGGAAGTTTAGATTGTGTCGGCACCCTTGTATACAACGCTGTCACTCAGAACCCGTTTAGCGGGCCACTGCCAAATTTACCACTATTCTCCGGGTCGAGCATTACCGTTGTAGTTGGCAATGGTTTCCCGCGCATTGTCTTTCATCACAGCGCGGCTGATACCAGTGATGTTGTCGTAGGGTGGTTTGGTGCCACCAAACCACCTTTCCTTATACTTCATCTTTCCTTATACTTCATACAGCAATACCTACTATCTATATTTATATTTTGTCGCCTCTTCACTACCACCTGTGGCATTACCTTTGGAGTAACTGTGGGCGCCAACACCGGCCAACACACCATCTTTGACCACTAAGTACTCATTGCGAATAGGGCGGTGTTCAAAATAACATTCCAATACTTCTCGCACACCTGCCGCATAACGAGTCTGAGCACTCAAACTGGTTCCAGAAATATGTGGAGTCATGCCATGATTTGGCATAGTGCGCCATGGATGGTTTTGGGGTGCTGGTTGTGGAAACCAGACATCTCCTGCGTATCCTGCTAAATGACCACTTTCTAAAGCTCGGGCGATCGCATCACGATCACAGATTTTACCTCGGGCAGTATTGACAATGTAACTGCCTCGTTTCATTTTTGCTATCATTTCTTCATCGAACAAGTGTTCTGTTTCTGGATGCAACGGACAATTGATCGTAACAATGTCGACTGCCTCGACCAGACTTTCTACACTATCATGCCAGGTCAAGCTCAATTCTTGTTCTACCCGTGTCGGCAAACGATGACGATCAAAATAATGTAAATGCACATCAAATGCTTTTAATAACTTCAATGCTCTTAATCCAATACGACCTGCGGCAACAGTGCCCACATGCATACCTTCAATATCATAGCTTTTGACAACACAATCTGCGATATTCCATCCGCCCTCGATGACTTGTTTGTAACTAGGAATATAATTACGCACTAAACTCAACATCTGCATTACAATATGTTCAGCTACCGAATTACTATTACAGTAGGTGATTTCTGCCACTGTGATGCCACGCTCCATCGCAGCTTGTAGATCTACGTGATCGGATCCAATACCTGCTGTAAGAGCCATTTTAAGTTTTGGCGCACTAGCGATCCGTTCGGCAGTTAAATATGCCGGCCAAAAAGGTTGGCTGATTACTATTTCTGCATCTGGCAAATGTCGATCAAATTCTGAATCTGCACCGTCTTTGTCTGATGTGACAACCAACTCATGTCCCATACTTTCTAAAAATTTTCTTAGACCCAATTCGCCAGTTACGCTGCCTAATAATGTGCCAGCCTGAAAATCCACTTGATGTGGATTAGGAACTGTTTGTCCATCTGGATAATGCGTTATTCTAGGAATATTATTTCTTGCATAGCTGGTTGGATAGCCGTTTACAGGATCATCATATAAAACACAAAGCACTTTTGACATATAAATTTCTCTCCTAGGTATATGTAATATATCTGCTGCCCAAATAAGACTTTATCTCTTGCGAGATGCGCTTTCACACAGGTCTCAAGTATATTTTACATTATTTGTTAACAGGATGCAAATTAAACTGAAAAACTACTGCCACATCCGCATGTTGTTTTTTTCATTTGAATTTGAACTTGAACTAACAAATTGTGAGCCTTGTAGTTTATCTGTTTTGTAATCTATAGTTGCTCTATCAAAATACTGCATACTTAATGAATCTACTAGTAATTTATTGATAATAAAATCATCTTCATTCTTTTCATCTTCAATGGTAAATACATGGTTAAATCCTGCACACCCGCCGCCAGAAATAAATGCTCTTACATATCTTGTGGTGGGTTCATCAAGTAAAATTTCTTTAATTTTTTTCTGTGCATCTTGGATTATTGTTAACATATTTAGTTCCTAACTACAAACACATTTTAAATGATAGTCTTTGACTGCTGCCTTAATTGTATCTTCGGCAAGAATACTGCAATGTATTTTTACAGGCGGCAATGATAACTCTTCCGCAATGTGAGTATTCTTTATGCTGACAGCTTCATTGAGTGTTTTACCTTTAATTCATCTGATTACAAGACTTGAACTGGCAATAGCACTACTGCAGCTGTAAGTCTTGAATTTTGTATCTTCAATAATACCTTGATCGTTAACTTTAATTTGTAGTTTCATTACATCGCCGCAGGCAGGTGCACCTACCATACCTGTTCCTACAGTTATTTTACCCAACAAAAAAGCACCCGAAGGTGCTTTTTTGATACTTCGTAAAACTGATTTTTTGATCAGCTGAACGAGAGATTGCTCACTGCGATTTCTCCCACATAGTCGCCAGCATTGCCGAACGACGAAGCAGTGTTGGTCAGTTCGATGTAGCCATAGCGAGTCATGAAGCTCACGACCGGTTCAAACGTGGTTGGATCCAGCACAACACCCGAGCTCATCAGCGGGATGTACGGGCAGTAGAACGCAGGAGCGTCTGCTTCCGACGAACCCTTGTAGCCGACCAGAACCGGAGTGGTGTCTGCGGCATACGAGTCAACGAACACACGCATAGCGCCATTGAGCGTACCAACGAACTTGGTGTTAGTCGGGGCTTCAAAGACGCCTTCGGTGGTGCGAGCAAAGGCCGAGGTTGTAGCCGATTGCAGCACGGTGAGAGCAGCACTTGAAACCACTGCATAGTTACCAGCACCGCGACGTGTGCGCTGAGCGATCAAGTTGGCAACACGGTTGATCAACACAGCCAGAGCAGCATGTTCGTCGCCAACGAATGTGGCAGTGCCCGAAACAGTGGCTTGGTTGTAAGTGAACTCGGTGCTGGCCAGGCTGCGCAGACTCAAGAGGATTTCTTGGTCGATTTCAGCGGTGATTTCTTGGGCCAGAGCAGCCATGATTTCGGCTTCAACGTCGATGCCGTGCATGGCTTGAGCATCTTGGGCCGATTCAAATGTCCAACGTGCCTGCAGTTTGCGAGTTTTGGCTTCAACTGCTTGCTTGAGGATTTGAACCGAAATCTGCTTACCACCAGTGCCTTCCATGGTCGCTGTGTTGCCACCGGTATAGGCAGTGGCAGTGCTCACGTCCTTGGGCACTGTTGAGTATGCCGTGGCAATGGTGAACGGGCTCAGTGCTTCCTGGCCTGCTGTTACCGAAGTGGCAGCAGCCGACGAGTCAGTTAACGATTGAGCATAACGCACACGCAGAGTATGTATCTGACCAACCGGGCCGGTCATGGGCTGCACACCAACCAATTCATTGGCGATCACAGTGGGCATGACCCGACGGATCACTGGCAGGATCACACGATTGAGTGTGGCGATGTTGCCAGAAGCGGTTGAACCAGACGAGGCATTTTCTTTGAGGTACTTGCGAGTATTCTCAAGGATAACCTTCATGCTGTTGCGCCGGGTTCCGTTCAGACCTTCAAGAAGGGCCTCTTTGGTCTCTTCCCACCGGCTTTCTAATAATTCTTGTGACATTTAAGTCTCCTGTTTTTAAAAAATTAAAGCCCGGCCAGACGTTTGAGATCGATAACGTTGCTGGCTGCATTGCTATCTTCGGGCTGGATCGGAACTTCCTTATCACCAGTCACTGCTGTGATAGATTCTGTGATCACCCGACTAGCTTTCGCAGAACGATCTTCCAACACTGCTGGTAGATACTTTTCAAACGCGCTCTTCAAACGTGAAGTTTGCACGCTTTCTAGCAAATTACGCATGACTTCGGCTTTTTCACGGTTGAGCGGAGCCAGTAACTCGGCCATGAGATCACGGCGTTCGTTGTGTTCGCTTATCATGCGTATTTCGCGGTCTTTTGACTCAACAAGGACTTTGGCCTTCTCGCTGAGTTCGATGGCTTCTGCCAATCTGCGATTCTTGTCCGACAGCAGCGAGTTCAGGCGGCGCACTTCTGCATTCTCATTGAGGTGAGTGGCACCGAATTCTGCTGCGTATGCTTCAAAAATCCTACGTCCAAAGTTGTTCTCGCGAGCAACACGGATGTCTTCTTGCAGTTGGGTCAGTTCGGCCGTGAGATGACGGCTGACTGCTTGGCTCATCTTTTTAGCACTTTCCTTGACGAAACGTGCCTTGAGATCCTGCAACTTGCCGCGTGCTTCGCGTATCAAGCGAACCTTGGTTTCGACTACATCACGCTTGTCGGCAGCAAATTCTTGTATCTCACGAGCCAATGCATGTACCACGAAGTTTTCCAGCTTCTGGACACCTTCGGTGTGCATGCGGCGGTCTTGGCGCAGTTCGGTGATTTCTTCGGCCAATTTTTTCACTAGGAAGTCATTGAACTTGGTCGCCGACTCCATCATCTTGGTTTGGAAACGCACACGGTCTTGGGCCAGCGCACGACGTTCGTCGGCGACGGCTTGTACTTCTGCTTGCAGACCTTCAGTAACCATACGATCTAGGGCTTCAACCATCACTGTCTTGTCATGCTCGTAGCGTTGTGCGAATTCCTCACGGAGCTCGCTGCGTACCTGTTCACGGGTCTCGTTGAGCTTGGATTCCCAGGCCTCATTGATTTCCCGACCGATTTCTTCGGTGATCAGGTTACTGTCAAGCAATGGTTTAATAGCATCAAACATGCCTGCTTCTCCTTAGATTTTGAGATCTCTGATGAGGCGCTTTAGTTCCTCGGCCAGATATCTCCGTACCTTGTCGCCCTCACCTGCTTCCTGTGCCATCTCAAGTATGCGATGTCCGTGTCTCATGTTGATGAGACCTTCGTAGATCGCTTGAGGATAGGCATTGGGAGCACTGGGTTGTGCGACCACATCTATAGTGACTATTTCAAAGTCACTTACATGTCCTGTTCTATCGTCAACGTTGCCCGACCCGCGGCTGCTAACACCAAGTTTTACCCCTGACTGCAACAGTGTGCGTATCAGTTCACCCATGGGTGTGGGCAGTATCTTGAGTTTGCCACAACCGGCATTGCCGTCCATCCACATGCCTTCTACCGAGTGACACACACGATCTAGGTTGATCTTGAGGTCATCAGGGTGATCCACTTCGCCCAGCACCGAGTTGCCATCGCGTATCTGTTCATTGATGGTTTCTACAGCCTTGAGTATTTCGTGGCGCGGGTAGATGCGTTCGTTGGCGTTGCGCTTGTCACCTTCGATACAGATGCCCTTGAGATAAAGGTTTTTTCCGCCTTTACCCGTGGCATCATCTTCGGTGATTACCTCGATCCGGGCCTGGTTAAAGGTTAGATCTTCTCTGAGGTATCGTGCGCTCATTGCTGATTAGCCTCTGGTACCACCGGGCAGCGGGCTCTTGACGTTGACGCCAGTGGCCTGATCCAGATGTGGTTTGACTGCTGGGCTGGGCTTCTGTGTGCCCTGTGCAGGTGTATTACCAACCTTGCCAATGAGATCCTTGGTGGTAGGGGCCGGACGACCTTGTGCAGTGTCGCCAGTCATCCTGACCGGATCTGCTATGGCACCACGCGCACCCGAATTGTTGGCGTTTGTGCTCTTCTTGTTGACCGAGCCTTCCTCCGAAGTAACAGGCTTGGGTGCGGCCTTGAGGCTGACTGCTTCCATGGCTGGCTTGGGTTCCATGTTCATTTCTTTGGTTTCGTCGGCGTCGCCACCTTTGTCGGGGTCCATCATGTCTTCGTTGCCTTGGTTGTTGCCCATGAGTTCTTCAAACTCGGCCATGAGCTCTTCCAGTTTGTCTTCCAGATCCATGACTCGGTCTTCGAGTTCTTCGTCACTGCCCATGTCATCGTGATGATCTACATCATCTTCGCCCATTTCAAACTCTTCTTCTTCTTCTTCTTCTTCTTCCTCGTCTACGCATGAGGCTTCGTCTACGCATGAGGCTTCCATGTGCATGTCGTTTTCTTCGTCCATTTCGACATCGTCGATCAGGTCGTCAGCAGCATCACCGCCCATGGCTTCGTCCAGTTCTTCTTCGGCTTCTTCAGCCATGATATTTTCATAAATCTCGCGGCTCTTTTCTACCACGATGTCGTGGAAAAGTTCGCGAGCCTTTTGTTCTTCATCGTTGATCACGTACTCGATCAACTGTTCAAATCTGTTCATGATAGAGGCTCCTATAGGAAAGTGTGTTTTTATTTACATAACTTGTTGAAACTCATTGTAGTTGACGTGGAAAATGGTGAAAATTGCAGATTTATTGCAATGAGTTAGATCGCAGACGCTGCTGGCGGTGCGTACTGGGTACGAATTTTTTTGAGTTTTTCGCTGTGTTCAAACTTGCGTACATCGTTCATGCGACGCAGTTTGGTTAACTGACGCAGAGTGAGTCGAGTTTTTCTTAGGTCATGTTTGGTAATCTGGCTGTTGTCTTGGCCAAGGTCTTGATATGATTCCGGCTCACGGTTCCAGATTTCAGTTAGCAACATGCGATTATTTATCCGCCTGTCGGGATCGTCGGTGTGGACGCTGCCGGGAGTACTCCGCCCGGTGCACCTGGTGCAGCCGGCGAGCCTGGCACTTCACCGGCTCCACCTTCGATTCCGGCCAATTCTTCACCTGCAGCGATATCGCTTTCGATGCCGCCCGGTGTAATTCCGATGGTGCGCAGATCTTTCCCGGCTGCGGCTGCCAGTTCGGCCTGATCGCGTTCTTCTTGCCACAGTCGCTCGTTTTCGGAGATTTCGTCCTTGCTGAGACCCAGGAATCGTTCTAACAGAAATCGCTTGGACAGATAAGGAAACGGGTCGAGTCTTGAAAATGCATCTATGCGTGTGATATCCAGTTCGGCCTGCCGATAACTGGCGAAATTCTGTGGCGGACAAAATGCCAGGGTAAACAGTCCCGAATCGATGTTGAATCCACGCCATTTCAAGAACATCTTGAATTCGTCGTCCAGTTTTTGTGCAATTGCTGTCTGCAGGCGTTCGCAATATTGGTTGAATCGATATTCCTGTATCAGCGCAGTGCCCACACGTCCATCGTTAAGTGCGCGGTCAGATTCGTCGGGTCCTGTGGGTAAATAGCTGCTGGGCACTCTGAGCCCGCGAGCCATTTTGTTGTTGAAGTATCTGAGGTCGTCAATTTCTCCTAGATTCTGACCGCCAGGCAAGGTTTCCACCGATGACCCGCGACCGTCTTGTCCCTGTGGGAAAAAGTAATCTTCGTTGATCGAAAGTGGATTGTAACTGGCATCCATCATGTTGGCACCGCCGCCGGTTACCGTGGGTATGCGACGTTGATGCATTTCGTTTTTCACCCGTTCCACAAACTGCATGGCCAGGTGACTGGGCATGTTGCCCACGTCAATCTTGAAAATCCTGCGCTCGGGTGCACGGCTTACGCGATAGATCAGTATGGCGTCTTCCAGCAGCTCTTTCTGCTTGAATACTTTGTAGATGTTTTCCAAGATCGAACGGCCAAAGGGCCAGAACACATCCAATCCCTCATTGAGACTGAGGTGCACCACGTGCTTGGCATCGATGCAGGTTTCATTCATGGCCGTCATGAAGCGTGCATTGCCCACACCTCCGCCCACACCACCACTGGGCATGGTATAGTTGGCCGATCCCGATATGGTCCCTGTCACCGGATTGGTCATGTAGTCCGTGGTGGTCTTTTGTGCGATGGACAGACTTTGAAAATTGGGGTTGATGTCGCGAATCACATACTGCTCAGGACGTTTGCCTTCGCTTTCGTTGACAATGATACGCATGACCTTTGATGTGTCCACCCAATACATTTCAAAGGTCTCAGGATCTCGCACAAAAACCTGGTCGCCGTACTTGATGGTATTGCGGAACAGTTTGAAGATACGTTGGTCAAACTGATTGAGCTTGGTCCATTGTTGTAGTTGTTTGCGAATGATCTGAATTTCGTGATCAGTGGGATCGTCGCGAAACCTGATTTCAAACGGCGTGTCGTTGTCTTTGTTGGTCTGTGTAGAAAACTCTGCAACAATGTCCAGACATGCATTGATCTCGGAATCCATGTCCATGTTTTCGTACTGATTGTATCGTTCGATACGATTGGGGTGACCCGAATACACTTCGGGCAATCTGGATGCATAGTTTCGAAACACAAAATCCGCAGGCATGCCCATGCTGCCATCGTTGCGTCTGTAGTTGGGCAATCCGTATTGATTGTGTCCAGATATCGGACTTATCACACCCGATGTATCTGCGACTTTGAAATACTTACGCCATGACTTGGATTGATTTTCTCGATTAGCCATTATCTTGCTCCATCAATTTTGCTGCTTTTTTTGCGGCAAAATATTTTTTTAATGTGTCAGAAATTTTTTTGGCTCGAAACGGATCGTAAGGTCTTCCAAGATTGGCTAGTCTGACTTTTTCTCTATGGTCTGCAGTCACAGTTCCTTTATAATTCTTTAGCTGCTCGGGGGTTCGTTTTTTTCCTTTGTTTCCTTCAGAAATCTTTCTTTTAGTTTCTTCAGAATGCTTCCAACCAACTGCGCACGCCCATTGATTGATTTTGATGTTATCTAGCAAGCCGCCATCAATTTTTCTTTTATACCTAGAAATTAACTCGCCCTCGAGTTTTTTTGCCTCATCGTTTGTTAATCCGTCCTGAACAATTACCCTGCGTTCAAGAGGAAGTAGTTGGGTTCGTGTGTGCGGTCGATGCAACCGTCTGCCAAATCCTTTTCCAATGTAGTACGGTTGACTGTCTTCATTTGCATATTGATATACATAGAATGTACGAGAATCGTGTTCTGCCATGGTAGTTTATTTAACCCTAGTTTGCTGCTGCTTGGGCCATTTTCTGGTTGGCATCAGCGGTTCTGCTTTGACTTGTTGCTATCATCTGCAGTGTTTCCAGTATACGCCGCTGTGTCCCATCGTCTTTGTTTTGCAATGAATTGACCACTTGTTGCAGGGTAGATTTGAATTCTTGTGTTACCTGTTGTATGGCTGCGGATTGATCAACATTGGATTGTTGTATGACATCCTTGATAGCAGTGCCCAGTATTTCACCTATGTCAGGGCCAAACATTTTGCTACCGGCCTGAACACCGGCAAAGTCAAAATTCATCAACATGCCCGACTTGACAATCTCTTTCCAGGTGTTAGGGTCGGTAATAGTCTGTGTGGCGGAATCGTAGGCTCCCAGCTGCCCGGCAATTTTCTTCAGGGCTTCTATGTCGGTGGTGATTGGACCCTGGTTGAACCCGGTATAGTCGTCATACTGCCCGAGCAGTCTAGCCTGGTCGACGACCAGGCCCGGGTCGATCAAACCATTTTGCTGATTGAATCCAAATGCATTGGCAGCAACATAGTCGTCCAGGCTACGAGAGTAGCGGGAGATCAAACCATTTTGCTGATTGAATCCAAATGCATTTCTGTCCGCTGCAGCAGCATAGGCAGCAACATAGTCGTCCAGGCTACGAGAGTAACGGGAGATTGCTGCGAGATCTGTGCTTATAGTACCAGTGTCATTCACATTCCGAATGAGTTTGACTTTGACGTTATCATCGGTGCCCCGACGAGTGATATTTGAATTAACCATGCTTCGGAGGTCATGCAAGGTCTTTTCCAGCTTCGGCGAAAGACTGACCGGAATAGTGTCGCCATCGGGCAGTGGAACCACTGCCTCAGGGCCGGCTTCGCCAGCAATGGCTATGCCATCGGTCACACCGCCTTTGGCCATAGCAGGTATTTCCACATGAAAGTGACCGCCGGTGGAGTGGCGACTGGGGTTGGTATATTCATCGCGAACATATGACGCACCATTGCTTTTTAGCCACTCGACGATTTTCTCTGACTGTTCCGGAGTGGGAGGTTTTTGCAAAACAAAATCCAAGGCCGCACCTTTGTTGTGTGCACTCCCTGGGACTTCTTTTTGATGGTAGTGATCGAAAAAGCCAGAAAAATACCCAAAACCTGGCACCCCTTCCTGGATGTTTTGGGCCAAATTGATCAATCGCCGATCCAGCTGAGCCCCGGCCTGTTGGACATCACCGCGCTTGACACGCAGACCGAAATTTTGGAGATCGCCCACTGTGAAGCTTTGTTTTTGCGCGGGTCCCAGTGGAGCAGCAGTGCTTTTGTTGGCGGCTGCGGCTGCCGCAGGTGCAGCACCAGGTGCTGCACCAGGTGCTGCACCTCCAAACATCGAAGTCGGAGCAGGTAGAATATCAGCAGGTGCCACGTAACCCCCTGGGCCAGCGCCTGGCACTCGCACACTTTGGCTAGAACTCTGCCATTGTTTACGGAAATCGTCTTCGATCTTACGCTTCTGGTCCAGGCTCAGTTCAACATCTTTCTTGAACAGTTTGCCAATTACCCCGTAGGCCCGGGTATTGGCTTCGGCCTGTGCATCACCGACAGCACTGCGCAGACCCGATTCGTACATTTCTTGTGCTTGTTTGATACCACGCAGTTTCTGCTCTTCGTCAAAGAGGGTTTGTTCTAATTTGCGTTCATTCGCAGTCTTTCCTATGCCCAGGATCCGACCAAGCAAATTGGCCTGGCTCTTGTTACGCTCGTCTTGCAGCTGTTTTCTAAGATTATCGACTTTGCTCCGGGCCGCTGCTTCTTGTTCGCTCTTGGGTTCTGTCTCGGTAACTCCAAACATCTCGTTGAGCTTTTTTGTGCTAATGGCCACCGCCTCGGCAAAGGCCAGCGATGCCGCAGTGGCTGCAGGAAGACCTTTGGCTGACACGAAGCGTTCTACAGCTTCGTTGGCACGGATCTGCGTGGCACGCAGTTTGGCTTGATCGGTCAACATCTTGTCGGCTTTTTGACCCTCGGCCTCGGCCGATTTCTTGCGGTCAGCCTCGATTTTTTCTAGGATCTCGACAATGTCTTTCTCGGCCAGCCCGGCCAATTTCAAATCACCGGCCAGATCGCCAAAGACCTGATTGTAAGTACCGATCATGCCCATGGTAGTGCCCAGGCTGCGTGCAGTTTGGCCGTGGGCACGTGCGATGCGTTGTGCTCCTTCGGCAGCACTTATCTGACCAGCTATGATCTGTTGTGCCACGCGCATGCTTTCACCATTCGTGCCCATCAATGACTTTTGTGCTTTTTCGGTCTGTATGTAGCCGGTCTGTATGTCAGCAAAGCCCTGAGCTGCTTCGGCATTCAGACTCTGCAGTATCAGGAATGTGTCTTCCAAGGCCTTGGCCTCTTTGAATTTCCCTTGCTGGCGCAGGCTTTCCAACTGTGCAGCAAAGCGTTCCTGGCTGCGCACCTGTTCGCGTGCTTTTTCCTGTTCTTGGCGTGACAGGCCAGTGAGTTTGGTCAGTGCATCCTGTTCTTCGAGATATCGTCGAGCCCCCTGGGCCAGGCGGTTGAGATCATCAGCACTGCGCTCAGCACTGCGCACAGTGTAGTCACCGGCCACGCGTTGCTGTTTGACATAGTTGGCCATGATCTCGGCGACGTCGGTCATGTCGTAACCTAGTCTGAAAAAATATTCTCGCGATCCTGCCAGAGCCAGGCTCATCTTGGCCAACTGTTGTCGTCCGGTGACCACGCCGCCGCCAAACAGTGTGAGTTCAGTGGCATTCCGTGTTATGACCGATATCAGGCCTTCCAGTTCACTTGATTGCGCTGACACTGCGATACCAAACCGCTTGGCATCATCAAACACTCCAGTCAGGCCGTCACTGGCAGCAGCACCCGATTGGGCCAGGTCCGAATATCCTTTGTACAGTCTATCGGACTGCTCGTTGGCTGCTTTCATCAGATCCGTAAAGCCCTGGGCAGCCAAGGCCGCGCCGGCAACGCCCGCGGTCATGGCCACTGCTCCGACATTGACCTTGGCCACATTGATTCCCAATGCACTCAACACTCCGCCCAGAGGTTTCAAAGCACGTCCCAGGGGAATCAACAGTCCTAGCACTGTGATCATACCAATGATACCGGTTGCGGCTTGATCTATGGAGTCATTGAATGCAGCAGCGCCCTTGGCACCGTTATTCATGGCCGTGGCCGCGGTGAGCACTGACCCTGCGAGATCCAACAGTGCATTCACGGCTTTTGCACCGGCTATTTCCAGCTGCTTGGATGTCTGTGTGCTGCCCACACTGAGAGCGCGTGCAGTCTGATCGGTCACATAGCCCAGTGTGCGCAGTTCTTCATTGATCTGTGCCAGCAGTCTTGCACTTTCTTCCAGCTCTTGATTTGGATCGGCCATAAAAACATCCTATAAATAAACTACTACTGCATATTTATAGGTGCCCAATGACCATGACTACCAACCCATTACAACAGTTTTTCCGGCAGCCTGCGATCTATCTACGCCTGCCCAGCGGTGGCCAATTCTGGCCACCGGGCAGTGTTGACATCCCGCAGACCGGAGAACTACCGGTGTTTCCCATGACTGCTGCCGACGAGATAACCTATCGTACGCCCGACGCACTGTTCAACGGGCAGGCTGTGGTCGACGTGGTGCAGAGCTGCATACCCGCGATCAAAAATGCCTGGGCCATACCCAGCATCGATCTCAATCCCATCCTGGTGGCCATACGCATCGCCAGCTATGGACACGAAATGGAGATTGGAACCACTTGTCCTGCCTGCAGCACCAATGCTGAATTTTCGCTGGACCTGAGATCAGTGCTGGATCAGATGCGAGCACCAGACTACACCACAGCTCTGCGCCAAGGAGACCTTGAAATCGCATTCCACCCCATGAGCTATCAGCAGCAGAATGCCAGCAATCTCGAACAGTTTGAAAGCCAGCAGATCATGCGTTCGGTGCCCGACAGCGGACTGCCTGAGCGTGAAAAAGTGCAACAGATGTCAGAACTGATAAAGACCATAACACGTCTCACCATACGAGCACTCACTGCCAGCATTGCCAGCGTGCGCACTCCGCACGCCCTGGTCACTGATCCTGCACACATCCAGGAATGGCTGGAAAACTGCGACCGAGCACTGTTCACTGAGATACGCAATCATGCGATCAAACTGCGCACTGACACCGAACTGCGGCCCATGGATCTCACTTGTCGTGACTGCGGACATCGATACGAGCAAGGACTGACTCTGGACATGGCAAGTTTTTTCGAACTCGCCTCCTGATCTTGAGCAATGACGAGATCTCTAAATATGTGGAACAACTGGATCAGGAGGCCAAAAACATACGCGCAGACAGCATGCGTCTGGCCTGGCACATGCGCGGCGGCGCTAGCTACGCACAGGTCATGATGATGAGTGCCGACGAGCGCAGGGCCATTTCTGAACTGATCAAAGAAAACATAGAAACCACGAAAAAATCTCGTTTACCCTGGTTCTGACCCGTGAACATCGACACTGTCACACAACAACTCATTCAATGGCTGGAAACATTTGTCGAAAAGCCACACCCGGCTCTGGGCGGCTGGTCGCCCTGTCCCTATGCACGGCAGGCTCGCATGACCGGTCAGATAAAAATCGTCCCGGGCACCGAGCTCGTAGACAATGCCCGTCAGGCCGCTGCACAGGGACTATGGCAGAGAGAAGTGGTGATATATTGCTATCCCACTGATCGTTGGTCTGGCCGGGAGTTTGCCGATCAGGTCAGTCAAATAAACCAATTTTTACGACCACAGGGCATGTTTGCTCTGGATGATCACCCAGACAATGCCGAAATAGTCAATGGCATCAGTTTCAATTTTGGCGAGTGTGCGCTGATGATACTGCAACTCACTGACAAACTTGACACAGCAGCACGCGCCTTGGCAGCCAAAGGCTACTACGATGGCTGGCCCGAAGAGTATCTAGCGCAGTTGTTTCACGGACGCACGGATCCTAGGAAAATATAATCATGTACAGTGTGTATCAACCATGGGATCCGTTGAAAATCTGCGTGGTAGGACGCAGCTATCCTCCCGAGTTTTACAGTTTCATCGACAACCCTCGCTTGCGAGCACTGTTTGAAAAAATCGCAATCGAAACCGAAGAGGACTACCAAAAACTCATAGTCACATTAACCAATCTAGGAGTCAGAGTCATACGCCCAAACGTTCCCAGTGTGTGTGCAGATGATTTTGTAAGCAATTATCAACGGATCCCTGGCCCAATCAGCATGGTGCCCAGAGACCAGATGATCATGGTCGGAGAGAAATTTTTCGTATTTCCATACGACAGGATTTCGGTCAAATCGTCAGGCAGAAATATCCCCCGCGGGAACTGGACCGAGGATCTCTATCACAGGATCAAGGGGCCCGATTGGCCACAAGCATTTACACCCTATGAAAAATTACCATTGTGGATACAGGATGAATGTCATACGATTCTCAAAATTGATGTCTGCCCTGGGGAAGATTTTGAAAATTTCGTCAAGGTTTCCAGCGGGTATCATTGGTGGTCTCCGATTACCAGTCTGGTCCAAGCAGCCGGCAATCCTGTGATCCAAAATCAGCACCATGCCGCGCTCAATTGTATTCCTGCAAACGGCGTTACCCAGATTGGAAAAGATTTATATTTTGGAATATCAAACAATCATGGAGAAAATACCGACATAAAAAATCTCATCGATGATTTTTTTCAGGATTATCGATGCCACTTGATAACATCCGGCGGTCATATCGATGGATGTTTCAATCCAGTGATTCCGGGTCTAATCATAAGCACACGCGATATCTCTACCTATCAATCCACGTTTCCTGGGTGGCAAGTGGTTTTTTTACCAGGGGAAAGTTATGGAAAATTACAGCCGTTCCTGGACCTCAAAAAAAAGAATCAAGGAAAATGGTGGATCAAGGGCAGTGAGTACGATCACGAGTTGATCGATTATGTAGAAACCTGGCTAGGCGACTGGGTAGGATATGTCGAAGAAAGTGTGTTTGACGTCAACTGCCTGACCGTTGACACAAAAAATGTCATAGTTTCTTCTTATAACAGCTCAGTGTTTGATACGTTCGATCAGCACGGAATCACTGCACACATTTGTCCGTTGAGACACAGATATTTCTGGGACGGTGGAATACACTGCGTGACCCTGGACATAGATCGCGACGGCTATCAACAGGACTGGTTCCCAGACAGATCAAGATGACCTACCAATTTGCTCGCATAGATCTCAACAAGACATCTTACCAGGCCACAGTGGACTGGCAATATATCACGGATCGCGATGACCCGACACTGACCAAATTAAATAATATCTACCGCACCTACTGTATCTACAAACGCTTTGCCTCGGTCATGCCCGTGTTTCCAAGTAGATACCGTGACTCCATGTCCGATGTCATTGGCTATTATGACCAGGGTGAATTGGTGGCCTGGAGCCTGATACGAAGATTTGACTCTCACAATGCATTGTGTGATCAATTTGCCTGGACTTATCATCGACCAGGCAT